CTTATACGAGGAAGGGGAACCTATGACAGAACAAGTTTCAACCATCAATTTATCGGCGCTTTCGCCCGTGGAGCACGACCTCCTACTGTGCGAGAGGTTCCGCCTGAGAGCGGACGCAAAATACAGGTACTTGGTCAGTGCCGAGTCACTGCTCAACCGCTACGGCATCAGGGTTTATGTTGAAAACGAATCTGGCAGAAAAGAATCAGTCTTGGTGGCTCCCGACACCAACCCACTACCAACGACGATTGACCAAGTTGTCCGCTTCAAAATCGCTCAGGCGCTAACTTTCGCCAGCGAAGCAGAGGTCGCCCAACACCAAGCAGTCACCGACATCTTGGACGAAGCCAATGCGTTAATCGCCGAGTGTGACGCCGAGTACGACAGTCGCCCTTGGAACCGCTACTACCTAGTGACTTCAAGCGACGGGCACATTCACCGCTCCACCTACTGCTCATCTTGTAACAAAGGAAAGGAAGCCACAGGGTTCGCCTTGGTGCCCTTCCTGAGCGGTTCAGACGACGCTACAGCGGTCGGAGAACTCGGTTCTGCCCTTTGCTCCATCTGCTTCGCAGAGGCTCCATCTGAGAGCAAGGAGCAAATTCGGATTAGCGGTCGCGTGGCTCTGGTGCTCGCAGAGCAGGGAGTAGAAGCCTTCCAGTTGGCGCTAGGCAAGGCTCGCGAGGACGCTACAAAGCGCGCCAATGACCGTTGTGAGGGCAGTGGTAGCCAAGTAGAGGCTTCCTCAATCGGGCGATTCTACAAGTGCCCAGTTTGCGGAAACGGACAGCGACAGGACGGCAAAGTTCGCGCTCACCGTCGCCCTCGCTGGTTCGCAGTGAAAGAAAATTGGAACGGCATCAATGACGGCTGGTGGGACGGAGCGAAGTGGGCACCGAGCACAAAGAAAGTGGACTTGGGAACCAAGGAGAACGCAGAAGCGGTAGTCGCAGAGCAGGGCGGAACAAGAACCAGATGCGAGTAGGTCGCAAGGCTTGACACGCCAACTTGAGTGGGGTAAAGTTCTTATACAAGGAAGGGGACAAAGTGTTTGTTATCAAAGTTTTCATTTTGAAAAAATACTTCGGCGGGGCTGACCCCGCTTATCTGTCGCGCGACTTCATCAAGGCGCTCGCCGACTACACAGTCTTACTAGCAAAGGGGAAAATATGAAAGTAACGAGACAGGGCGTAGTAAAAACGCTTGCTAATAGCGGATGGGAAAAGCACACACGCACTTCAACTTCCATCCGTGGCTACTGGCACGACAGAGCAGGGTGGAAAATCAACAACGCCAAAGCGGGTGAGCCAATAATTATCTGGCACATGCGTGACAGTGTTTCCACTTATCAAGCAGACATTGATGACCGTCTTTCTTCTTACGCGTACGAACTTCGCAAGGCTGGTTATTCAGCCGAAATCATCAGCGACAGACCAATCCATTACATCCGAATCAAACGAGAGGAATCCTAATAATGACCACAGCGCGCAAGAGCAAGTGCATCCATTGTTCGCAACCGTTGATGGAGAAGGCGGTGGTGAATGCGAAGGACGCTGACCGCTACATCGGCGAGTACGGCGCGTTTGATGATGACCTCGTGTGGATAGCGCGGGACGGCAATGCAATTTGCTACGGGAGCGACACGGCTCATATCACGGCTAAAGAGTTTGCATCTGGGCAATGATTTTTACAAACTTGACATCGCTACTTCAGCGGGGTACAGTTCTTTTACAAGGGAAGGGGTCACGATGACCAACATAGAAACAAAATGGGATTTGTCCGAGGGGGCAACGCGCGAGAGGATTGCGCGATATCAGACACGCGATTGTCTTATCGCGGACGCGCCCGAAGCGTGGGAGCGACACCCGAACATTGATGTGCGCGTTGCTTGTTTGGCTACGGTCACAGAAGGCAAAGATGCAGAGTTCATCCAGAGCCTTGTAAAGCAGTTCGCTACTGGGCATCTGAGCAACAAACAATTTGCTTGGGTCAATCGTTTGTACGAAAGTTACGGGAGTGCAAGTCGCGGACGACGCATTATCGCAACGACACACGAATGGTCAAAGGTTGAGACTGTCCATCACAAAAACAACTACATGCTCGGCACCTATGAAATCAGCACTTACTACAAGTGTGAACGCTGTGGTTTAGATGGCGAGCAATACCAATACAACAACTATTCAGGAGACTAAATGAGTACCAACATTATTAAATTTACCGTCGGCGAAGAAGTCACAACACGCTCATTGAGCGATGACGATTATGTCTTTCGGTTTCTTGTAGAAAAGCGAACAGAAAAGTTTGTGACGCTTCGCTATCACAACGAACTACATCGTGTCGGTATCAAAATCCGCGACGGTCGCGAGTATTGCTACCCGCTTGGTTCTTACTCAATGGCAGGTGCGGTAATGGCGACAGGCATGACTTGTCCGCGCTGTGAATGCGTAATGTATCCGAGCCGTTTGGCGTTGTCCCGTTTGGACAACATCACCAAGGTGTGCCCAGATTGCGGTACGCAAGAGGCGATTGAGCAGTGGCAGAACGGTGAAGTGAAGGAGTGGCGTCGTGAGTACAGCGTCTAGGAACGACATCAAAAAGGGCGAGTCAATTATGGTCGGCGGTAAAAGGCGGACGGTAATAGATGTTAGATGGTTCGGTGATAACAGCATTGAAGTGTTATGCGTTGATGGCGATGACACAAAATGGTTTCTTGCGGTGCCCGCGCACGGTGATGTCAATTACTAACACTGAAAAAGAAGGGAGTATGTGTGGACGCTCAAACAATTTGTAGTTTGGCTATAACGGTTGACGAATCAGTAATTGATTTGTTAGAGCGCACGCGCGTGCTGTCACAATCAATCGGGACGATGGGCGATGTGGATGCGTGCTTCCCGTACCTTGAAGTTGATGACCAGTTCCTCCCGTTGGCATTGCATCAAACAGTTGGCGATGAGTGGTGGGAAGAAAAGATGGAACGCTACGCGCGCGCGCACGAGGGCGTGCACCCGTTCTGGTCTGGTGGCGCGATGTTCCCGTTGTCTATTTGCGCGTCTGACGAACAGGCGCTTGAGTATGATGGGCATATTGTTTTTTTGAATAGTTTGAGATTTCCAGATTGCATTGACATCACAGCAGTGAGAAAAAAGATGGACGAGGATTGGGTTATCCCTTTCCACGAGATGCTTGCCACGGTTGAGATGTTGATGAAGATAGATGGGGAGATAGAGAAAGGTCTGAGGTGGGGCTGTTGAAGTTTTCTGAGGAACATGTTGTTTGGGCGTTGGGGACGGTGTGGTCGCAAAGGATTGCGCCAGATGTTCCAGAGAACTCGTGCATTTTGGCTTCGCGTTGCGCGCAGGAGGCGCTGACATTTTTTAATGTGCCGAACATCGTGGCTCCTGTCGGGGTGATTTGCTACAACAAAGTCGCGTGGGATGAGAAGGCTCTGGCACCGTCTGAGAGGTCGGTGTTTAACTGGACGGTGGCAAGTACCAGCAGGGACATCAATGTGGAGTACAAGAGCGATACAGGCGGGTTTGACGGGCATGTGGTGGTCTGCACTCCGCGCTTTTTGGTGGATTTGACGATTTCCCAATTTGACCGTCCGCTGAAGGGGATTGTTTCTGGCGGGGCGATTGTTGCCGAGGTGTCACGGAACGCTGGGCTGGACGCTCTCGTGCTGGGGCTAGAAGAAGGCTGTGCTTTTATGTGGGGCGAACCTGAGAACAGCGCGTTTCGCAAGTCTCCCGATTGGAAAACCAACTACAAGAAGTGGAGTGGAATTTTGATTAGAGATATGAAAGAGTTGATGCGTGCCACTCCCTCGCTCTCAGCAAATCAAGATTCAGATGAGACTCAAGAAGAACAACCCGACTTCGGGAGCGGTTCATTACGACTCGGTGATTCAGAGCAAGCCCAAGACAAAGACCAAGAATCAACCGACGAATCGTGAACTCTATTCACGGGTTAAGGCTGAAGCCAAAAAGAAATTTGAGGTGTACCCGTCTGCTTATGCGAATGCTTGGCTGGTGCGGGAATACAAAAGTCGTGGCGGAAAGTACAAAGGGGAATAGGCGTTTTATGGCTCAGGAAATTCAAGTTAAGCATTGGTTCAATCTGCCTAAGCCAATGGTGGACAGGCTGTGGGCTACAAGCAACTACAGGACGCACCAGTGGTGCGGAGGGCAGTGTGAGCGGTGTCTGGCTGTGGCGTGTAGCGCATCGGCGGATTATGCGTGTGGGGACGATGTGGAGAGGCATGTGGTGGTGCAGTTTTCTGATGATTCCGTGGCGTCTTTGAGCGAGGCTCAGACGAGGGCTTTGGAAAATTTCTTTCTGACCGTTTTTGACGATTAGACGCTTGACACGGTGACTAACCCGTGGTAAAGTTTGGGTACAAGGAAAGGGGGAATGTATGGAAAATAGGTTCAAGGGGGACTGTCGCTTTTGCGGGCAGTTCGTGGGCGCTGGCAAAGGTTTCTACGAAATGGGTTATCTTTTCTGCTCCGACCCTGTGGAATATGTAAAACCTGAGTCGGAGTATGGTTACACAACCACTACTTGCTTACATCAATACAACTTGCAGACTGGCGAGTCTTGGGAGTCGGCTCACGCGCTCCACAGTCACTTGCGGGAACAAGACGACATAGCGCGGGCGGTCTTTCAAGAGGAGTACCGTTTGGCGCTGGTCAATGGCGGGGTGGAAACTTTGGCGGTAGAAGCCAATGTCAGGTCGTTGGAAGCGGTGGTGGTCAAGGTTCTTGGCTCGGCAATGGCTCTCAGCGAAATGACTTTCTCAGAAATTGCTTCGGTTCGCAATGAGTTGGATAGAAGGATTCAGGCGAAAAAAATGAAGGGTATCCGTCAGGAGTGGGAGCGTGAGGACAAGTGCCCTCGCTGTGGTGGCGCTGGACGGGCTGACAAGTGGGCGTTTACTGGTCATGTTTGCTTCCGCTGTGGCGGGTCGGGAAAGTATTAACTTGACCAGCCAACTAATCCGTGGTAAAGTTCTTATATGAGGACAGGGGAAAACATGATTTATGAAATCTTCCATTTAGCAGACGGCACCATTATGGTGCTCTATCCCGATGGGGAAGTCAAAATCTACCCACCAGAGGAAGGTGAAAAATAATGACATCAACAGTCACTAAAACAGTTGTTTACAACGGTATTGAGATTCGCAGGTCAAGCGAATTTACTAACAGCAATGCCTATGTCAATCGCCAGCCTTTGCAGTGGATTGTTGACGGACACGCCAGCGTCAACCCATTCAAGACGCAAAAACAAGCACAGCAGTTCATTGATGACACCATCAAGAAAGAAGCCAACAATGCGTATGGCGACTGGTCTGGCAACTACTTCATCATTCGCCCAGTCAACGGGAAGTTTGCAGAAGTCGCAATCAGCCGTGACGAATACCAAGCAATCAAGAAAGCAGGAAAATAATGACCGAAATTTATGTCAGCCCAGTAAGCGGAAAGCCTTACATTTGCCAAAGCCACATGGATGAGTCAGTCATTGACCGCAACGGTCAGTGCATGACTTGTCGCGAGGATGAGCACGAAGCAGAATTGATGGCACGATGACCAACAACCAACAGAAGGGAAATACCGATATGAAGCAGTGTGAACAGGATTGCGGACGACAGGCGACAGTGTACGGGGGCGGTAAGGGCGCTGGGGATTGGGCAGGCTACTACTGTGACCAGTGCCTACAATCTTTGGGCTTTATCAAGTTCAATGACCTAAGCGAAACCTACGACCCAGTGGCGGAAACAGTTGAGGATGTTGAGGATGCGATAACCCTGCTGGCACAGCGGATTCAGCAAAGTGACTGGAGTTACGAGATGAGCGATGACCCTCGCTCGTATCAGTCGGGCTGGCGCGAGGAGAAAGAAATTGTCGCGACGATGGGCACGATGCTCTGGTCACACGACAAGATTGATGCGTTGAAGGTGGCGCTTGTCAAAGAAGTGTTCCCTTCAGGGGTAACTGACAATGACCGCTTCGTCGCTGTGTGCCATCAAAGAATTGAGTATTTAGTGGGGCGAGCCAACCCTTACTAGCCACTCGTGTGCTAAGGTACTTTTGATTTGTGCTTGGGCATACCCCCCCTTCATGTCCTGAGCACAGGCGAAGCCCCCCGCAAGGGGGGCTTTCGTTTACCCCGTTTTAGAATATCTAAACTACGGTTCAGCCGTAAAGTGTTGGCATGGCTCAGTCGGATTTCCAAGAAATAGGTTCCACAGGACTACAACGCACTTCGGGCTTTGTAATTGACGACTTCATTGATGACCTAAAAGGTTCTCGCGGACGGCGCGTTTACCGAGAAATGTCAGACAACGACCCTGTGGTTGGCGCGTTGCTGTTCGCGATTGAGAGATTGGTGCTTGCGATTGACTGGGGAGTCACCCCGTATTCAGACCACGGCAAAGACATCAAGAAAAAAGACCAAGCGAATGCTGACTTTCTGGAAGAGTGCATGCACGACATGTCGGAGTCTTGGAATGGCATGCTTTCCCAGATTTTGTCGTTTCTTATTTACGGTTTTGCTTTCTGTGAGATTGTTTACAAGAAACGAGTATCTCCACAATCCAAGAACGGGCGCACTAAATCTAAGCACACAGACGGCAAGATTGGCTGGCGCAAAGTGTCGCTACGCGCGCAGGAAACTCTGTGGTCATGGGAGTTTGACGAAGAAGGTTCGGTAAGAGGCTTCAACCAGCAAGACCCGTCGGTCACAAGAGGATTGGTGCATATCCCGATTGAGAAGGGTTTGCTGTTCAGGACGGCAAATGCACGCAACAACCCAGAGGGCAGGTCATTTCTTCGTAATGCGTATCGCCCGTGGAAGTTCAAAAAGACGATTGAAGAGATTGAAGCAATCGGTATTGAGCGCGACCTTGCAGGTTTGCCTGTGGCGTATGTGCCTCCGTCCATGTTGTCGTCTAACGCGACAGCGGCGGAAGTTACGGCTCGCAATGCCATGCAGGACTTGATTCGCGGGATTAAGCGCAACCAAAACGAAGGTATTTTGTTTCCGTTGGCTTACGACGAGCAGGGCAGGGAGTTGTACAAACTGACTTTGTTGTCGTCTGGCGGTACGAGGCAGTTCAACACTGACCAGATTGTTGCACGGTATGACCAGCGCATAGCAATGGTCGTGCTGGCTGACTTCATTCTGTTGGGGCACGAGAAGGTCGGCTCTTTTGCTTTGGGCGCTTCCAAGATTGACTTGTTTACTTCGGCGGTTCAGCAGATTGCTCAATCCATCGCAGATGTCTTTAACGACCATGCGATTCCCCGCTTGTTCGCTTTGAATGGTATGCCGACTGACCGTTTGCCAAAAGTCAAGGTTGGCGAAATCACCCATGTTGACCTTGGTGTTCTCGGCGACTTTATTTCTAAGATGGCTTCTGCGGGCGCGATGCAACCAGATGCAGAGTTGGACAATTTCTTGCGCGATTTGGCGAACTTGCCTCCTCGCTCTGAGGAAGAAGCAGGAATGATGCCACAGGGCGTTGGCATGCCTCCAGAGGCGCAAATGCCACAGGCACAGGGGCAAGTGCCTCCGCCTGTTGACGGAGCGCCACAGGGCACTACAGATTTGTTTTCACAGTTGGAGTCGGCGGTTTCTCCAGAGCCGAAGAAGTAGCGCGCGCGATGCCATTCGTGAGTGTTGTTAAGAAACCTCTTGCTAAAGGTTTGAAGGTTGATGGCTTAATTGACGAGACACTTCAAGCAGAGATGGAAGCAATGGCGGCGTTGTATGCCAATGCGATTAGACGCACTGCTTCTGCTGTTGATGTGGCAAAGAAAATTATGGACGCGCAGGCGAGAGGGACAACTGCTGATTTGAGGTTGTTTCAAGAGGTGCTGGCGTCAGAGGTCACAAGAGGTTTGGCTGTGGCACTGGCTGAGGTGTCAAATGGTACGAGAGCGCAAGTGCTCAGGGATACAGAGCGAGCCATCAAGCGTTTGCCATCTGGTTTGTCGGCGCGTGTGTCTTTTAATAACGCTGACCCGCGAGCGGCGGCGTGGGCGCGCGAGCGTTCAGGGTCACTCATAAAGGGCATAGAGCAGGAAGCGTTAATCGCGGTACGCAAGGTCATCTCTGATGCTTTGCTGTCAGGAGGGGGCGTCGCAGTGGCGTCTGCACGCATTAGGCGAGTTGTTGGTCTGCATCCTCGGTGGCAGACGGCTGTTGAGGGGTTTCGCGCGCGCGAGGTCAAACGATTACTGGATAACGGCATGGACG